GGCCTGAATAGGCGCGAACGGTGCGAATAAGGCTGCGTGTGGTATTTAGACCCACCCGGATTCGTGGATCGGAACCCGGAAATATTACGTTCCCACTGTTTGCGGTAGTTGGCATCAAGATAACTCGTTGACTGCCTGTAAGCATCCCTAGCTAATTTAAGCCAAGGAGAGTTCTCCACTTTGGGGTCGTTCAGCGGAACATTATTGTCGTCAATCATAAATCAAACGCCACATCACCAATGACATCCCGATCCAAGAGTAGTAATTCATCTTCATTCGCCGCGCCACGGGATACGTTGGCCCTCTCAAGTAATTCGCCTGCCCAATGCTTTATTTTGTTGTATTCAGGATCAATATCAGTCACCCGAATCCACATTCCATAGCGTGTCGATAAGGCATCATTCCAGATCGCTAACATGGAGTAGTCATTGCTAGGGCCAACAGCCCATAGGTGACCGGGGTAATGCTTATGAAGCGTGTCCGCAACATTCTTTACTAGTGTTGTAACTGAGGCCTCCTTCAGCATGGAATGTTTATGCTCGTCGATTACGACTTTCATTTGCGGCGACCATAAGGCTGTTTAGGGTTTTCCTTGAAGACGCGACCACCACCGAATCGATAAACGACGATGGGCTGTTCCGGGCCTGCCATTTTCTCGACTTGGTCTCGGAATAAATATGTCCGCTCTCTAACCTTTGCGCTTAATGCCATGTCGTTCCCTCTGGGATTTCATTCTGACCCTCAACAACGGCCTGACAAACAATCGCGTTGATTAAATGCGCTAAATCAACTGTGATCTGCATTACCGCTATCTCCTCAATAGGTCTATCTAAATGCTGTGCTAAAAATTGGATTGCGACATCCTCTGATGAAGTTCCCTCTTCCATGCAAACCTCCCTAGTAAGACGGTAGAGCCTCTGGCTCTAAATCTTCTGGATAGAAAATCTGTGGTGGTGCAGCCTGTATGTCGTAAATCCGCGACATCGCATCCAACATATCAACGTGAACTGCGGGAAATAGGTTGTATTCGTTGTCAATCATCTTCTGCGTTACGTCATACGGCCTTCCTGATTCATCGACCTGTCTGATCGCTTTAACAATTAGCGAGGCATCACCCATCTCAAGGGCTTGCCGCTGCCTTTTTGTTACGTCTTTAGATGACGGGGCCAAGAAGAAGCGCCAGTTCTCAAAGTCAGGCTGTAGTCTCTGAACACGATCCCGTTTAGAACCCGGCCCTTCTCTTGGCCACGCCAATTCCTCTATAGGGAAGTAATAATTCTCAATCTTCATCATCTCTGTGAAATGCTCGATATCCGAATCCTTCCCATACCGCTCATACCCGACCTTTACGGTCTGGACTCCCGGCTGTCTTACCCACTTCTGGCGTATTCTTTTAACCGACAGCCACCGCTCCCGAAGATTCATTCGGTGGCAGTAACCATCTAAAAGATATTTATTAAAAGCAGAATCTATTCCGACAACAGCGATTGCCGTTCTGTCAGAACTTTGCTTTTTTGAGTGAGCAGGGTCACATAAAATATATATATTCAATATCCGCGGTCTGATCTCTACCCGCCTGATCCACTCTGGATCAAAGACTTGATCAGAACCCGCTATTGGGTTTTGCAGCATCTGGCAGGCTAGAACGTACTGCCCCATGGATTTCTTTTTCTTATCCCATTCAGGCTGCGAAAGGAGTACAGGTGCTCCGTCGGGGGTGCCACTTTCCGTAGCCGGGTATATGCGAGTTTCCGTGCCACGGTCTATCAACTCTCGGTAAGTATCCGCGTAGTGATATCGCGTACCGATATACCATTCCCTGTTTGCCCCGCCTGCCAAGTTTTGACTGAGGTCGAGTGATTCTGTTGTCTTGGCTATCTGGTCTGGCGTGTTGACCGAATCCCTAGTGACAACATCGTCGTATATTCTTAAATCGTAGTGACGAGATATGGGCTGTCCATCCACCAAGCCCCATGCTTCTACCGTCGCCTCTTTAGGGTTCGCGGTTCTCTTAACGATAATCCCCGCGTCCTCAGACCACTGAGGAGAATCCTGTCTGGGATTGTTGTAACAAATGTCTGGAAACAGTTCGCGTAGAAATTCATTAACTTCAAACTCGCGCTTAATCTGCTTCAAGAAGCCTTTTGCGATAGGTCGTGTGTGAGAGAAAATGCCTATCGTCGTGTTGGGATTCCTCAGTATTTCCTGAATCGTTCCCGCGTATGTGATGATTGTTGACTTGTAATGCCCGCGCGCCCACAGGTCTAGACGACCATCTGGCTTCTTTTCGACCTCCCGGCATCGCTCATACAACCACGGATGCACCGCATCCTTACGATTAAGCAAGATAACCAACAGGAACCACCGATCAATCTTTGCCAGTTCCCGTATGTACTCTTTATCGACAGTTGCCGATAACAGTTTTTTATAGAAGTCACCACACTCCTGCAACGATGCGTTGGGTAAGAACCCTTCAGCCCTCTCCCGAAACGCCGCAAGATCAAGCATTCGGTATGTAGCGCTTAAAGTCACCTCCATCCGTGCGTGGGGGGCCGTTTTTCGCAACCACCTCTTGCATGAACTTCTGCTTTCCGCTCTCAAGATCCTCAACAGTGCGTTGGGTGTTGTCAGCCATCGCCATCCTTGTCTCGCCTATCGCTTCAGCCTTCGCGAGGTATGGGTCTTTTGTAGGGTTGGCCGCCTTTTTAGACTTATAGCCAACATTTTTGCCTGCGGGTTTTGTGTTAATCATCTAATAGCCTTTCGTTGTTCGTTTACCGGTCGTATCTCTCGGTTTTTGTGGTTGATACCCACCAACCCGGTACTTGCCGCTCTTCTTCATCGTGCCAAGGTTGTTCCTGTGCCTTCTGAGCGCGCTTAATTTCTTTTCGTGTTCATGTTTGTCCAGTTTCTTCTTCTTGCCTGCACGAGCCTTCTCCTGCGCTCTGCGGAGTTTTCTTTTCTCCTCGACATGTTGCAGGGCATTCTTGTCACGCTTCTTATCCTCTTGCATGTAGGGGTGAGTTTTTTTGATCACTTGATCGACCTATTCCTAGAACGCGCCATAACCTTTAAGTTGCCGGGACTGTTATCGAGGGGGCGACGATTTGCGTGATGTACATCCTTTTTGTCACCCTTTCTCACTCGGCCAAGTTTCTCCATCTTTCGACGGGCTTTATTTCTATTGCTTCTCTCGGCAATAGCTTCTTTCGTTGAGTGGAATTTTGTGTACTCGCGCTTGTAGTTGCGTGGTTTCCCACCTACAGAGGCATAATCCTGCTTGCCACGCGCCCGAATAAGACCTTTCATGCTAATCCTCTAGCCTGCTCTCACGGAACCACAGGGTGAAACACACCTTTGTCCCCTCAATAACAGGTAAACCTCCATGTAGTGAATCGGGATGCGGCTCATCATGCTCACCGTTGATGCAGTTTTCCCAAAGCAACAAACGACCCGCTTTAGATGCAACGCTTAATCCCAATTCTGGGAACCACGTTTGACCTCCCGCGAAGACATCAGTCAGGTAACCCATGACCGTGATGATCCGATTGCCTTTAGTCCCGCCACTTTCGCTCACAGACGGATAACTCTTTGCTGACTTATCGAATGCGTCGAAGTGGGGCTTGTATTCCTGTCCTAATTCGTAGCGAAGCAACTGAAGCTGCTCGGCTAGGTCAATAGGTAGATTGATGGTCGCGGAAATACGAGCCGTCAGCCCTGCAATGATTTCCGTATGGTCATGCTTGAGAAATATTCCGTTACCCGTTCTTACCTCGCTTAACGCAGACGAGCCGTCTTCAGCAATAACTTTGCTTCTCTCAGCATCGTCAGCAAACGCAAGTAACTCTTGGATCTCGCAGGGGGTGACATAATTGTCGATGACGACAACACTAATGTCGCCAGAATAAACAATGGTCAGATTGATTCCTTTGGTTGTTCTTTTTCTGGTAACTCTGGAAGTTCGGCGTCATTGGACTGTAGAAGGTGTGGGGTGTACCAAAACATACAAGTCATCCCAACCCCTCTCAAGGCCTCCGTGTTGTGAATCACAATACTGGTAGCAGGCTCCCTCGACTGGACGATATAGAGCATTCCTACGCCCTCTAACTCCAAGCTGTGGGTAGGTACTGCCCCATGCTCCATAATGCCTATAAAGAGGTCTTCAGGGCCTCCGGGGCCGCAAAACGCCTCTACCGGGATAACCTTGGGGCCAACCATCTGGGCTAAACCTTCAATAGGAAAAACCCAAATGGAAGAGCCAAGAATTGCTGAAAGAAACCACTTACTCAGGTTCAACAGGCAGCCCTCCATAACTTTTCGTTTCCGGGCATTCGCTACAGAGACAGTCCAAACAGGAGCCTCCGCTTTCTTGGCATTCACAGCCTGCATCCGCGCAGGAAGCACATTGACAAGACATGGCTAATTACCTGTCAGATCCGCGGTATTTCCCGCCAATCGTGTCGTCCTTATCGACGCGACCCTTTCCTGATCCGCTTCCACTCTGGCCACCTCGTCCTATGTGGGGCTTACCACCCTTCGCTCTACGCGCCCTCTCCAAAGCCGCTCGCGCTTTCTTATCCTGCTCGCTTGGAGTCGGATTGTCTTCCGGATATCGCTGTTCAGGAGCCTCATAACCACCCTCCCCTCTTTCGGGCGGGGCTGTGTCGGAAAAACCGCCGTCACCACCTTCTCCCCATATATTGCCTTTCCCTCTTTGTCGCTTGGCCGCTTCGTTCAATGCTTTTTCCGCTGCGTCTCTTTGTTTTTTACCAATTTGTTTTTTAGTTAACTTTGCCATTGTTTATTCCATTGTGATTCGGGTGATGTCGTTACACCGCCAGTTGTGGTGCATACACCCTGTGCGGTATTGGTATCGAGGAGCGCGCAGCAGATGCCGCTCCTCTTCAAGTAATTGAATACGGAGTTGGATGTACGAAAGGTAGGAGGCATTTAGGCTTATGGGTTGTCCATAAGCGCGAAACACCTACCTGAGAGACCTCACCTAACTTTCGTCGCTAGGATCTTGTCCAACATTGTCTCTATTGACTGCAACCTGTAGAGCATCACATCCAGATTCTTCACGGATTCCTCGACCTCCTCAGTGTCGGCAATCAACTTTTTCAT